CACGCTCCTCAACACGGCGGCAGCTCCTGTGAACTGCTTCTGGCACAAGGACGCGATTGAAATCCTCCCTGGCCGCTACTCGCTCCCCGACAACGCTGGCGTTGCGGTGATGCGCGGTTCAACCGACCAAGGGTTGGAGCTCGTTATGACCAAGCGTTTCGACCAGAACACCCTCACGACCAAGTATCGTGTGGATACGTTCTACGGGGTTGTGAACAAGCAACCCGAAATGAGTGGAATCATCCTGTTCAATCAGGTATAGTTCCCGCTAACGGGGGGTGGCCCTTCGGGGCCATCCCCTTAACTTTACTGAAACCAAAGACTTATGCCGCTCAAGAAGGGTTATTCGCAGAAGACAATCTCCTCCAACATCAGCAAGGAGATGAAGTCCGGTAAGCCGCAGAAGCAAGCGGTGGCAATCGCGCTCTCGACTGTCCGCAAAGCCAAGCAAGCAGCTGGAAAACCCGTCGGCAAACTCAAGAAGTAATGGAATTTCCAAGCATGGTGTACCGCTCACCAGGGCGGAATCAGGCAAGAGGTGGGACGTACGACTATTGTGGCGTCGAATCCCAAGAGGAACTCGATGAAGCCATCCAATACGGCTGGCACACCTCGGTTGAAGCAGCGGTAGACGCTTGCAATGCCGCTTTGGAGGCCGCTGAGAGGCTCAAGAACGAGCCGAAGGTCAAGATTGTGGTGACTGAGCCAAAAGTTGAGGCTGTGGCCGCTCCTGAGGCTCCTGAGCTTGTTTCTGAGGACGAAGAAGAAGACGAGAAACCGCGCCGCAGGCGCAAATGACGCATGGGATACACTAAACGCCAGTTTGTTGAGGCCGCTTTTGAGGAACTTGGACTGGCGTCTTACGTGTTTGACCTAACGCCTGAAGAGCTTCAGTCGGCGGTTCGCCGGTTGGATGCCATGGTAGCGCAGTGGTACGCGAAAGCCATCCAGATTGGCTATCCACTGACCAACTCGCCCGAGAACGCGGACTTGGACACCGAGACGAACGTGCCGATTACCGCGAACGAAGCCATCATCTTGAATCTGGCGATGCGGATTGCTCCGCAGTACGGCAAAGCGCCGTCTGTGGACACCAAGTTGGGGGCGATTTCGGGCTACCAGACGCTCCTTATGCAGAGCGCGAATGTCCTGCAACAACAGTACCCTTCTACGATGCCCGCGGGAGCTGGCAACAAAGACGTGGATTGGCCGTTCCTGCCGGTGCCATCCATCGCTCCCATCGAGCAGGAACCAAACGGTCAACTTCAGTTCCGCTAACATGGCTATTCAAAATCTCGATAACGTCGACAGCATCAGCCCCTCGACGTTGTTTGCTGTCAACCAGAACGGGCTCGATTATAACTGCACCGCAGCGGTGGTGGCTGACTTCATTGAGCAGAACGTCACGGTCAACGATGGCAAAGTCATCCAGTACTCCTCGCCGATTAGCGGCTCGACGGTCGCCATCAGCGGCACGAACAACAGCGTGTGGTTGGTGCTTACCCCCATTAGCACAGTGGCCTCGCTGACGATCCAGCTCCCGCAGGTCTCGGGCTGCGTGGCAAACCAAGAGATTCTCGTCAACACCACCCAGACAATCACCGCTTTGACGGTGAACCTGAATGGGGCGGTCGGAGGCGGCGTTCCGACGACTCTCGCGGCAAACGGCTTCTTCACACTCCGGTTCGAGCCGGTCATCCAAAAATGGTATCGCGTAGGCTAATATGACACTCCCATTCAATCCCTCTTACGGTAGCGGACAAACCCAGTCAGCAACTGGAACCTCCGCCCAGTACAGCATCCGCTCTGGCACCCGCAGCATTTGCGTGACCAACACCGGTGCAACCAATCCGGTGTTTGTCCGCATCGGGCAGGGCACGATTACCGCAACGACCGCTGACTACATCGTCATGCCGAGCAGCCAAGTGTCCCTTGGCAAGTTCGAGGACGATAACGTCATTGCAATCATCTCGCCTTCTGGAACGACGGTTAACTTCATCTGCGGCGCTGGCCTGTGATTCGTTACCTCTCAAGACGACGCTCGAAGACGCCTGCGGGGCCCACAGTGACCCCGCCAGGGCCGCCTCCCGCCGCGTCGTTCTACCTGCGCCCTGGTGGCGGAACGAACTACTATCGCCGACCAGGCGGCGTTGACCGGTACATCAGACCCTAAAGCATATGCCTGACATTACAGTATCCTCTGACATCGACTCCTTCATGCAGTCTGCTTCAAGGCAGGCCGCGATGGACAATCTTGCGGGCGCAACGACTTCCGGCCAGTACCTTCGCGGGAATGGCGCCGACGTGGTGATGAGCGCAATCCAAGCTGCTGACGTGCCAACGCTGAACCAGAACACCACCGGTACAGCATCGAACGTAACCGGAACGGTTTTGGAAGCCAACGGCGGCACAGGGGAAACCACCTACTCCAATGGGCAGCTGCTCATCGGCAACGCCGCAGGCGGGCTTACAAAGGCAACGCTGACGGCAGGTAGCAATGTCACCATCACGAACGGCAACGGAGCTATCACCATTGCATCTTCTGGCGGCAGCGCAACCCCAACGGACGTGCAGGTGTTCACTTCCAGTGGCACATGGACAAAACCGGCGAATGCCAAGGCAGTTGATGTGATTGTGATTTCTGCTGGTGGAGGTGGAGGATCTGGTCGCAAGGCTGGCGTTGGATCTCAAGCATCAGGCGGAGGAGGAGGTGGCGGTGGATCGTATTCCGCCCGCAACATTTCAGCCACATTACTTGGTGCAACTGAAACTGTTACTGTTGGCAGCGGAGGCATTGGTGGAGCCTCTGTGAGCATCAACAGCACGAATGGCAATGGAGGTGGAGTTGGAGGCAATTCATCTTTTGGCACTTTGGTTCAGACGCAAGGCGGTGGCGGCGCAGGCGCAGCAACTACCGCATCAGGCTCAGCAGGAAGCTCGTCAAGTGCGCGTGCAATGTTTCAGGGTGGAAACGGCGGCGCAGGTGGGGCGGGAGCAGGATTGGGTGGAGCAAATATTTCTGTAGCTGCAGCAGGCGGTGGTGCTGGAGGAGGATTACCTACGTCTGCGACAGTTGGGTTTGTAGGCGGCAACGGAGGAACTGCACTTGGAAGTTTTTTAAGTGGAGGAACCGCTACAGGCGGCGTTATTGGCGGCAACGGAGGAACCGCTCCAAATGTTACCGCAAACTTTCCTATTGCTGGCAGCGGAGGTGCAGGTGGAGGATCTAGTGTTACTGGGAACGCTGGTGCTGGAGGCAATGGTGGGACTTATGGTGGCGCAGGTGGTGGTGGCGGTGCGGGCCTTGATAACGTCGGAAACTCTGGCGCAGGCGGCAATGGAGCAGACGGCATCGTTGTGGTCACAACCTACTTCTAATTATGAGATACGCTATTGTAGACGACCTCACAAAAGTTGTGCTGAATATCATCCGTTGGGATGGCGTTGCCCCCTACACACCTCCCGCTGGAACCAGCTTGGTAAATGTCACTGATATCCCGTGTGACATTGGCTGGATTCAACAACCAGACGGAACCTTTGCACCTCCTCCTGAAGATGCCTAAGAAGCAAGTCAACCTCTCGGTCAGCCGCGGTGAGAAGCTCCCTGTATCTCAGGGAGCAGGACTCACTGCCAAGGGCCGCGCCAAGTACAACCGCGAGACGGGAAGCAACCTTAAGGCACCGGCACCCAACCCAAAGACCGAGAAAGACGCTGCACGTCGGAAATCGTTTTGCGCTCGCATGAGCGGGATGCCGGGGCCCATGAAGGACGAGAAGGGCAGGCCGACACGCAAAGCAGCAAGCCTCAAACGCTGGAACTGCAAATGAAAAAAGGACTCTACGCCAACATCCACGCTAAACGCGAACGCATCGAAGCTGGCTCGAAGGAGAAGATGCGCAAGCCAGGCTCCAAGGGAGCGCCGACTGCGGCAGCGTTCAAAGCATCCGCGAAGACCGCCAAGAAGAAGTAATGCAAGTTCCACTGCTCAGCGGCATCTACACGGACGCAGCCGGCGACTTCCGCCGCAGCTATCCGCGTAACCTGATACCGGTCATCCAGCCCTCGGGCTTGAGCAACGGGTATCTGCGCCCCGCTGACGGCATCAAACACTTCGCGGTAGGCCCTGGGGTAGACCGAGGCGGCATCGAGTGGAACGGTGTTCTCTACCGCGTGATGGGCACCAAGCTCGTCTCGGTAAGCTCGCTTGGGAACGTGGTGGTTCTTGCGGACGTCGGCGGCAGTGGTCAAGTAACACTTGACTACTCAGAAACCCTGCTCGCCATTCTCTCCAGCGGCACGCTGTACTACTGGGACGGTTCCACGCTCACCAGCCTGACGACTACAGGCATGGGGCCAATCACGGACTTCTGCTGGGTGGACGGCTACTTCTTCTTAACAGACGGGAACTTCATCGCTACGACGAACTTGGTGAACCCGACCATCGTTCAGGCCAAGGCAACGTCCGAGGCTGACCCCGATCCCATCACGTCCATCCAGAAGTTTCGGAACGAGGTCTATGCGATTAACCGACACACCATCGAGCTCTTTAACAACGTCGGAGGGGACATTCTTTCCTTCCCGTTCGCACGCATCGAAGGAGCCCAGATACAACGGGGTGGAGTCGGAACGTACTCCTGCTGCGTATATCTGGATTCTGTGGCTTTCGTCGGAGGCGGGAGAAACGAGGGCATCTCGGTGTGGCTGGCGTCAGGAGCAAACACCGTCAAAATCTCTACCCGTGAGATTGACCAGATTCTGGCAACTTACACTGAAACTGCTCTGGCTACGACTATCTGTGAGGCACGGGTCTACAACGGACTTAACCATCTCTACATCCACCTTCCAGACCACACGCTAGTGTACGACGGCTCGGCCTCCCAGATTGCCGAGCAGGCCATCTGGTTCACGCTGGCAGACGGTCTTTACGGCAACAGCAGCTACCGCGCACGCAACTTCATCAACGCCTACGACAAGTGGATTTGCGGTGACACGTCAGCTCCCAACTTGGGATATGCGGTATACGACATCTCCTCGCTGTGGGGCGAGCGCATCGGGTGGCAGTTCGAGACCCAAATCTTCTACAACGAAGGCAAGGGCGCCATCTTCCATGAGCTTGAGCTTGTCGCCCTGACAGGGCGGGTTGCCTTGGGCGTGAACCCCACCATCTTCGCGAGCTACTCAGCGGACGGCATCACCTACTCGCAGGAGCGCGGTATCAGCGCAGGGCGCATTGGGGATCGCAACAAGCGCCTCACGTGGATGCGCAACGGTCGCATGGGCGACTGGAGAACGTACCGGTTTCGCGGGACAAGCGACGCGCACTTGTCTGTAGCAATCTTGGAGGCGCGGCTTGAGCCGCTTGTGTGGTAAATGGCGAACTCCATCAAGCCAAACCGGAATGACCTTGCCAAGTTCTTGCCCGACCAGCGCCTTATCCGCGCCTTCGAGCAACTCTTCGATTACGTCCCAGCCGAAATCGACGCCAACGCCATTGACTCGTATAACTCTCAGACGTCTGCGCAACAGGCGCTTGATACGGTTGAAGCTCTGCGCAGCGTCATCGAACTCGCTTCTACAGCGCCTGCGCAGCAGGCTAACCAGATTGCTGAACTAGCCCAGCAGGTAGCCCTGCTCTCGCAAGCCCCACCAGTGGAACAACGCAAGGCTCCCCGTTACGGAACCTTCTACGACACCACAACGCAGACGGCAGCGGCCATAAACACGGCGTACGCGGTCACGTTCAACTCAACCGACCTCAGCTTCGGCGTGAGCACTGGAACGCCTGCAAGCCGCATTTACGTTGAGTCTGAGGGCATCTACAACTTCCAGTTCTCACTGCAACTGGACAAAGTGTCCGGAGGCGTTGGCCTGTTCTACTTGTGGGCGCGAATCAACGGCGTTGACCAAGCCAACTCGGCCACCCAAATCCGCATTCAAGGCAACAACGCAGAAAGTGTTGCGGCATGGAACTTCGTGTATAGAATGAACGCGGGAGATTACTTGGAGCTCGTTTGGTCTGTTGACACTACGGACATTACAATCCAAGCCTTTGCCGCAGCCCCACCGGTGCCAAGTATACCGTCTGCAATCCTGTCCGTGACCAACAACATCTCCTAACATGGCTGTAACCGTCAAAAACATCATCCCGCCCAAGCAGGCCGAGGCTGCTGCGACAGCCCAGTACCTTGCGTCGAACTGCAAGTGCATCATCGACAAGTTCACGGTGACAAACACCTCTGCGGCGAATGCGTCCATCACGGTGAACCTGATTACGCCCTCGGGCACAGCCGTAAACAGCAACAAGATTCTTTCCTCGAAGGTCGTTGTGCCCAATGAGACCTACACCTGCCCAGAGCTCGTCGGGCAGGTTCTTGAGTCCGGTGGCATCATCTCCACAACCGCAAGCGCAGCGACCTCGCTGACTATCATGGCTTCTGGGAGGGAAGTGACGTAGAGATGACTTCCGCTGAAGAATCATTCCGGTGTCTGTTTGCAGAGGTGCTTCTTCTTCCCGAGGACGCACAGGACTGGTTGATGTCGTTTTGGCAAGTGATGCAGGTGTTCGATGACGTTGCAGATGGCGATGCGGTGCCGCGCAAAGAACTCGACCGGTGTATCTGGAACACGATGGTGGCAATGCCGCTAAACCGGTTCTACTCCATAAACTCGGCGTTGTTGATTCCGGTAATGGTAAACCTGTTCTTGAAATGGCAGGCATCTGATCAAGCCGAGCGAGCCGGAAGAGCAACAGAGATGTCCTACGCTTGGAGAGCAGGGTTCTATGACCTTATTCTGTTCGTGACTCACGTCTGCCATGGCATTGAGTTCGCAACCCAAAACGCCGAGAAAGTAATGAAGTTTTACGGCGAAACATTTGAAGATTACAGAAAGGAGTTTCTATGCCAGACCCAGTGACAGGAACACTTGCATTAGCGGGAGGAGCATCAATTTATTCTGGAAGACGTTCTGCTAAGGCTGCCAGCGAAGCAGCAAAAGCTCAGCAAAAAGGCATTGACCAAGGCATTGAAGAGCAAAAGCGTCAGTTTGATTTTGTTCAAAAAATCCTTGCTCCATACGTCTCGGCTGGACGGCCTGATTTGACGCAGCCGTACATCGCGGCTGGCCCAGGGGCGATTCAGCAGATGCAACGGCTTGTTGGTCTCGGCGGCGAACAAGCACGCCAACAGGCACTCTTCAATGTATATCAGGGGACAGATTACAGGCAGTTATCTGACATCACTGAGCAAAACATTGATGAGTACGAGCGCAATAGAAAGCAGGAACTAGAGCTCTTTAAGAAGTCAGCAGCGTACAAAAAACCAACTCTTGCAGAAGGGCAAAAGGGCAAAACGGCAATCAAACAAGCTCGTGAAGACCTTATTTCCAACTTCCAGCTTGCCACAGATAAGGGCATTCGAGACATCGAAACGCAGGGGTATAATCAACAGCAGGCTCTCCTTAAACCAGTCCTTGAGGACAAGCAGTACGAGCAGATGGGCATGGAGCAACAGCGCCAAGCCATCCAGCAGATTGAGCAGGGGCCACTGTTCCAAGAGCTCGCCAAGCAGGGGGAAGCCGGTTTGCTCGCAACCGCATCTGCCACCGGTCGAAGGGGAGCTGATGACACGCAAAGCGCGATTGCGCGTTTTCGTCCGCAGCTTCTCAACTCGCTCATCGATCAAACGTATGCCCGACTTGGGGGATTGACCAACGTCGGTCAAACAGCAGCGCAAAGCCTGCTCAACATCGGTCAAGCTTCAGCCGCTGGAACCGGTGCTGCGGCAACATCAGCAGGCAATGCAATCGCCGGTCTCTACTCGGATAGAGGCGCTGCTGGAGCGGCTGGAATCATTGGCGCAGCAAACGCTCAAAACCAAGGTCTCATGGGTGCTGTTGGCGCTCTTGGTGATTACGCACAGACATTCGGGGCACAAAACTTCGTTCGTGAAATGAGAGGTATGCCTCAGCAAAAGATGTTCGGATTGTTCTAAAAGCGTATGGCCTCTAAATTTGATTACTCGATAAACATACCGCAACCAACAGGGTTTGGTGCTGGCATGATGCAGAAAATTGGAGCGTTGCAGAACATTGTTGAGGCCCAAGACAGGTCAGCTTTGATGCAGCAACTTGCTCCTTTGCAAGTTCAACAGGCGCAGGCAAACCTTGCTTCTACTCAACAGCAGATGTCTCAGAGCGCGGCTGCGGCGTCCCGAGAAGAAGCAAGGTTTGGAGAGTTCACAAAACAACAGGAGGCAGACAGGAATCTTGCGATTGCAATCTCTGAAGGCAAAAGCCCAGCAGAAATTGCCACACTGCTTCCGAATGCAAGCCCAGGGTTTGTTTCAAAGTTCCCACAACTTGCTCAGGCCATTACTGCGACAAAGATTGGACCATTGCTTGAGCAAGGGGAGATACGTCCTGAAGACAAGAAAACGGTAAACGATGCGCTTGTTCTCTCGTATATGCTGAACCCGCAAGAGGGAAATATGTTTCGCAGCGCGATTGCAGCAGTTCCAGATCCAGTTCGTTCCGAATTTGGAAAACAGATTTCAATGGTAACGACAGCGGGGCTTGGCGGTGACAATGCAACTGCAATCAATCGTCTTCAAAGCCTTGTGGATGGATTGAAGAACAGTGAAAATCCTCAAAACAAAAATCTTGGAGAGATTGTATCAAAAGAACTGGAGAGCATTAAGAAGCAAAACAAAGAAGGAACTCTTGATCAAACAGGATGGTATCTTCGTGGCACAGAACTTTCCAATTTGCTTGGCCAATCTTCCATTGGAAAGATGATTGGAGATACTGCTGAAACGTATTTCAAGCTCAAGAAAACCAAGGCTGAAACAGAAAGGGAAACAGCTTTTGGGAAAAAAGCTCAAGGAGAATCAGGTGTTGGAAGACCTCTCGATAAAATAGACGAGAAGGTGGTTGAGAGTTATGCGGATTCATCAATCAAAATGAATGAAACTGCAAACAATGCTCTTGATCTTTACAAGAAAGCAGAGGAATTGAATTTAGACAGTGGGGCTCCCGCTCAAGTAAAAGAAGCAATTACTCGGTTTTTTGGCGGGGATGATGTGACGCAATTCAGAACGCAGATAGGCGGAATGCTTGACGCTCAGGCTCTGCGTAACTGGAAACAAGCAGCTCCTGGCTCTGGGGCAATGTCGAACACTGAAACGGCTCGTGCATTAAGCGCAATGCCATCAAAAACGGCATCTCCCGTTATCTTGAAAGATTATCTGAAGGCAGTAGTAAACACCACTGCAAGAGCCGAAAATTACGAACAAGCACAAGTTGAGTGGGCTACAAACATTGGGTTGGCGCGAAAAGCTCAAGAGGACACCAGTATTGCTGGAATCCCTATCAAGAAGGGAGAATCCTTTCCTGATTTCAAAAAAAGAATCGTAAAACAACTAGGCTCAACGGACTTCTTCGAACAGATGCGGGAAGAGTCTAATGCAGTTGAGAAGCGTAAGATGGATGCTATTAGTCAACGGCCTCCAGAAGGTGGTCAAGCGCCTGATTTCAAAAATGTTGGAAATGATATTTTTGAGATAGCAGCAGAATACCTTCGGAAAGGAGGTAAGTAGAAAATGGCAACGGTAGAAGATTTGGCGAAGGCGTTTGACCTTGCCAGAGAGAATGGAGATACCGAAAACGCGACTTACTTCGCGCAGGAATTGGTAAAATTCAAACAGGCTCAGGATCGCGCCCGCCAAGAAGCCGCTCTTCCAGCTGGAGAATCCGGTATCGAGCGACCTCCAGAAGAACTCCAGCCGCAACCGTTCTATGGTGAAGCGGCAAGGCAAGAGGCGAATCTGAACAAGAACGTATCGCGGGAACTCATCGCAGAACTTCGTAAGGCGCAGACCGGCGAGACTCCAACCGCAACGGAAGTTGAGTCGTTCAAAAAGACAGCTGGCAGCAAGTCCACAAGGGACTTTTTCGACAACCTTGTAGCCAAAGGCGGCATCGACATCGCATCTTCGTTTGATCCACAAGCCTCGCCAACGCTTGCTGGCGCATGGGAGAAGTACAAGCAGGAGAAAGAGCCGAGTATGCTGGGGGCTGCGACCCGCGGTGCTACCGAACAGATTGTTCCAACAATTGGTGGGGCGGTTGGCGGATTCCTTGGAGGAACGATGGGGCCAGTGGGAGCAATCGGAGGCGCGGTTGCCGGTGGCGCTGTAGCTGGCAAACTCCAGCAGGAGTTGCTGCCTGAAACAGAAGCACAGGCCGCTCAGCGGGCGTTTGATGAATCGCAAAGACTGACATCGGCGGCACGCACGGCTGGAAGTTTTGCGCCATCCCTGACGATGGGTGTTCCGTCTGTAGGCAAACTTGCAACTGTGGCTGGAATGGGAACCCAGCAGGCCGTAGGCGCGGCTAGAAGATTGCTTGCTCAAGAACTTACCATTGGAGCAGCTGCCGGTGCTGCCGGTGGCTTTGTTTCAGCGGCGCTGGACGGCAGACTCCCATCTGGACAGGAAATCCTCAATGGCGCCATTGAAAGCGCCGCACTTGGGGCTGTGACGCGTCCAACGGCTCTTGGACGAGCGATAATGACGCCCAGAGCGCAGCGCACCGATATTGCCGCTCGCGAGTCTGCGCAGCGCACCATGCGCGAGTTCGCCGGAGCAACCGCGCAAACGCCACAGGAAGTTCCGCAACGCATCGAAGCAGCTGCCCGTGCAATCGAGACAGGAACAGCAACGAGTCCGGGCGCACAACTTTTCGCTGGCGAGGTGTCAGGCAACGAAGGTCTGCTTGGGCTTCAGGAAGCCCTCGTAAACTCGCAGGAAGGGGCCAGACTTCGCGAAGTGCGTCAGCAGTCACGGGCAGCAATTGCACGCGATTTAGGGCAATCCTTGGCCCCGCAAGGGGCAGCTGGCATTCAGGAAGCTCAGGCGGTTATCCAGCAACAGCACGACAATCTCATTCGCGCTGCTGAAGCAGCCCGTGAGAATGCTATTGTAGCCGGTAATCAGCGGGCTTTGGCTGCTTTTGAGGAAGCCGTCGCGCAGTCCAGACAGAACTTTGCTGATGCTGAAAGCGGTCTTCTAAACGCAGATACCGCTCTGGCCGCGAGCAGGGCAACGCTTGAGCGCACGCTTGGACAGTTCGCACAGGCACAACAGGGGCGCTCGCGTGCAGACTTTAGCAGAACGGTTGAGTCAGTTCTCCAACGCAATGCCGCTGAAGAAAAAGCTCAGGTTGATAGAGCGTATGGCAGAGCAAGAGAAGAAGCCGGTGAGCTTGCCGTTGACTTCACGAACACGATCGACGCCCTGACAAGAGCGCGTCGGCAGGCTGGAATTGGCAGACTTCCGGGGCACATCGAGCGGATGCTTGATGCATACGTTGACAACCCTGAGCCTAACAGACAGCTTCGGGTTGAAGACATTGATTCAAACTACCGGAACATCTCTGGCGAGCTTTCGGACACAGACAACCGCACGTTCAAGGGATGGCTTCAGCAGGTAAAGGACGCTCTTCGCGCTGACTTGGAGTCTGCTGGAAGGGCGTCAGAGTTGTTCCGCGATGCCAACAGGCTATTCTTTGAGTATGCACAGCGGTACATCGACGGGCCTGCGGCTGGCGTTGTGGCTCCAGAAGCCAGCAAGACAACAGCGAACAGTAAGACCATTGACGCCTACACCAAGAACGAGGAATCGCTCTTACAGCTTCGCGACTCAGTCAAAGGCGATGCAAACGCGCTCAACGCGGTTAACCAGTGGTTCGTTGACAAGTTCGCTGAACAGGTCGGCGCTTCTCCAACCACAACTGCCATGGACAACTGGTCCATGGATCAAAAGAACCGTGACTTTGCTAGAGTCTTCCCTGAAGCGATGCAGGCAGTGCGTGACGCGCAGGCCGGTGTTCGTGAGGCCAGAGCAGGAGTTGAGGTAGCTACTGAAGCAAGAGGCGCCGCTCGCGAGCGAGTTGGTGCAATGCGCCAAGAGAGGACAGCGCAAGAGACCGGTGCAAGACAGCGTGAGATTCAGGTTGAGCAAGAGCGAAGAAGAGCTGCACGTGAGACCTTCAGAACCGAACAGGAACGCATCCAAGCCAACGCGGCCAACCGAATCCTTGGACGTTCACCGCAGTCTGCCGTTCAGTCAGTGTTCGATTCACCGAATCCGGCCGATACAGCCGCAGCGTTAATGCGAGATTTGCGCGGAAATCCAGAAGCAATACAAGGCTTCAGAAACGCTGTAAGCAACTATCTCAATGATCGCTTTCGCTCGAGCACGCGAGTTGAGACGACGCTCAACGCTGAAGGCCCAGTAACCATGGAGGAGTTTGCTGGTTTGGCTGGACGCATGAATGATTTCCTCACGCAAGGAGCAGAGCCTAGGCAGGTGCTCGAGGCGGTTTACGGAGCAAACTCCAGAGAGATGCGTGCGCTCGACATCATACGGCGCCAGTACGAAGTCATGGCGCGAGCCGGTAGAGCAACTGCCGGTCAATCCCAAACAGCACTGCGCACCTCCCTCAAGGACTCGCTTTCTGAAATCAACAAGAACAACGCTCTTGGAGCACTGCAACGCATTGCAACAGGCATGGGCGCAAATGAGGTGTCAGCGGTCAATAAAATCTTCGGTTCGATTGCGAATCTGCTTACAATGACCTACAGGGGTGATTCCTCAAGAGCCGCGCTGAAAATACTTGCTGAAGCCCAGACAAATCCAAGACTTGCAGCAGAGCTTCTCAGAGGAACCAACGCGGATACAGTCAAGAACCTGCGTCCGTATGTGAAGTTCTACGCACAGAGAAAGTTTGAGCAGGAAAAGAAGTAAACCGCCATGTCATACGCCATCACCTCCCCTTTCCCGTCCTTCAACGACACCGACGGCTCGCCGCTCAACAACGGTTACGTCTACGTTGGCTCCGCCAACCTGAACCCTGTCACCGACCCGATACCGGTATACTGGGACGAAGCACTCACCCAGCCAGCCGCGCAGCCCATCCGCACCATCAACGGCTACCTCTCGCGCAACGGCTCCCCAGGGCGCATCTACACGGCATTCGTCACCTACTCCCTGCGCGTCACCAACAACAAGGGCGCACTGGTCTTCTCTGACCTCAACTACCGCGACCCCAGCACAAACGCCGGCAGCACCTACCAGCAGGTCATCACCGCCATCGCGGGGCAGACGGTGTTCAACCTCAGCCGCACCTACATCCCTGGGACGAACAACTTGTTCGTCTACCGCAACGGGCTGCGGCTCATCGTAGGTCAAGACTACACCGAGACCGGCTACAGCCAGATTACCCTGACGGCTGGGGCAGACAACGGGGACGAGTTCGTCTTCGACATCGGCTACAACTACGACACCGCCGCAAACATCGACGCTCAAGACGTCACCTACAAGCTGCCTGCGATGGACTCGGTGTTCACGAACGTCGAGGAGAAGCTCGGCGAGTTCATCAGCGTGAAGGACTTCGGGGCAGCTGGGGATGGCAGCACCGATGATACGGCGGCGTTTAACTCGGCAATTGCAACTGGCGTTCCTGTGTATGTTCCACCTGGCACCTATAAGACGGATGGCGTGGTGACATCTCAGCGTCGTCTTGTCACCAGTGGAGCATCTTTCACCGGAACAAATTCAATTGATCCAGCACCTGGGTTCGCTGCCGTTTCAATGAAAGTGTTTGGTGCTGGTTACCACAACTCGATTGTCGGCCTTGCTGAAAACAATCTGCCAGCAAACACTTTTGCTTTCCCTACTGGTGTGACTGGATATGGGAAAAACATAAGTGACGGAAATCAAGTGTTCGGCATTTATGCTGAAGGGAGACAGTATGCTAATACTGGCGTTGCCACTAATGAGATTGACTCATTTAACCATGGTGCAGCCCCATCCTCGAATCTTCCACCGAATCGCTCTATTGGAACCACACAGCAACATCCTATTGCCCTTACAATTGGGGCTGGCGGAACAGCAAACTCAAGCATTGGGATTCACCTAGGCAGAGAAGGATCGTCTCCGCAGCGATTTTTGACTGGCATCTATCTAGATCAGGATGCAATCACAACTTACGGGCTGTTTGTTGACTCTACCAGCACTGGCACTCACACGGCAATTGTTGCCAAACACTCGCCTACTAAAGAAGCAATTCGTGTTGCTGGCGTAGGCACTCCTGTGGCAGCAAGTGCGTGGCTAATTTACACTGATGGAACAGGAACTGATAAGTTCTCAATCAAACAGGATGGCCGGTGCGCCTTCAACAACGGCATAACTCAGACTACTCGCGGTGTTGCAGGTGCTGCACAAGTTCTTCCAGCAAATCCGACTGGTTATCTCAAGGTGGAAATTGGAGGATTCATCAAATTGATTCCGTATTACGAACCATGAACCCAGTAACCATCACCTTCACCCAAGACCAACTCAAGGTGCTTAACGACGCGCTAATCGAACTTCCGTTCCGTATTGCAGCACCGTTGATTCAATACATAAACACGCAGATTCAAAAACAGTTTGATTCCCGTATTGAAGGGCCAACAGGGGCTATACCGATTCAACAAGCAGACAATTCGCCTAACAACCTATGAGCAGCAAAGCATTTCAGAACGCAGACAAGCTGAACGTCGGGACGATTCAGCAGTTTGAAAACATACCGTTGGTTGTCACTGTAAAGCAGTTCGGTGCCGTTGGAGACGGTACTACAGAC